CATTAAGTTTGAGTTATTGGTTAATCCACCAGCATATAGAATATAGTCTTGATCACAAGCAGTGGTTATATTTGATAATAAATCAGTACCTCCATAAGTTCCAGACCAACACAGAGCCCATCCACCAGATTCAACTACAGATTTATCAACATTTTGTTGTGGTCCAGATGGGTAATAGGTTGGAGGATTAGCAATTGATTTAACTAATGGAATACAAGAAAGTAATAGTATGCAGGATACTATAAAGACAAAGAATGCTCTGCGAAGAGTCCTAAAGTTATTAATTTAATAACTACCTCCAATGTGAGATAGTACTATTATAACATTTTATTAGATTAGTTTAAACTGATCTAGGTATTCAAGTGCTTCTTTTGGTGGTTCTGGTCTAATCACATTGTTGTTAACAAACAGTTCTTTTGATCTATCTGATTTAGGTCTATCTGCAAAAGTATGAACTTCAACTTCTAAATCAATATCTTTTGGAGTGTTAGCAATTGAACCAAATACAGCACCACAAACTGCGTCCGCTAAGTCTTTAGACTTTTTACGAGGATGATCAACTCTATCATTCTTCATAATTTTTAACTCAGTTAACTCTTCAAACAATAATTCAATTGAAGGCATTACTAATCTTTCTTCATAAATAAGCATTGCCATATCTTCATAATGCTTTTTAGCAACTGAAACAGTATCCGTTCTCATTCCAACTGCCTTTAGTTCATTTTGAATATCAAATGATTGCCAACGATCAAATGTTACCAAACCTATATTAAAACCAGTTCTTCTTAAGTTTTGAATCCATTGCTTTACTTCTGATAGGTTTACTGGACCTTCTACTTTAGGTTCCCACCAAACCACTGCATCCACAACAACAATAGGAGCAACCTGTTCGTAATCTTTGATTACTTGAACGTTAACCCACTTTTCTACGTGAGCAATGGCTACAGCACACTTGTCATGCTTTTGTGCCAAGTCAGCGTGAACATAATAGGTCTTATCTGGATCAGGTTTAAAGGCTTCATCAAATCTTTTAAAATTATCTATAGGGTTTCTACCAGTCATACAGGCTCTAACTTTTTCTGCCTGCTTGAAAAACGCATCTGATGAATAGGTTGGAACGCATGCAAAACGCATCATTGCATCCCCAAGATCTGTATAGAAGGCTAACTTAAAGTCATCAATCTTTCTAGTTGGGTTAACTTCCCATGTTGGTCTTTTTAATGCAAATACTCCAGGATACTTATATGAAACAATTTCATCTTCTTCCCACGAAATCTCAAATGTGTTTCCTACTTCATCTTCTGGTAATGCTGGATTTAAAATAAACTTATGATTTTTTTCAATAACATCTTTTTCTAAAACAACATCATCATATCTTTGAGATATAAAATCTCCTACATACCTTGGAAAAGATAACAATACAACTTTCCCTAAATCTGGAAAACGAGAATCTACTGAGCCGCGAAATGCTTTATAAATATTTTCTGCAGTCTTACCTTGTTCATTTCCTGTGCCAACTTCAGAAACAAAACCAGAAATCTCATCAAGCACTGCAAGCAAAAGGTTTAAACCCTCATGTGATTCTCTTTCTGAATGTCCAGAATAAACTGTAATAGATTTATTAAACTCTACGCTATCTGCCTTTGCATAAAACTTTCCTATAAACCATGGAGACTTTTCAATCTTAGTTTTAAAACCTTTAAAGAAAACGTTCTTAGCCTGTTGTGCGTTAATAGCAACGTTAATTAAATCAATAGCATCTCCTGATGGTTTACCAAAATATTTAGCGGGATCTTTTAAACAAAGTAACTTATAAACAATATAAGAACAAGCAACTGTAGAAGTAAAATCCTTACCACTACCCTTACCTAACTGAAGAATGATTTCATTTTTAGTATACTTATTATAATATTCTGTACCTTCTTTTTCACCCAACAAATCTATCAAATCTTCTTTTCTATAAATTTGACTCATAGCCTCAACTATGTCATACTGAATTTTAGATAGTGCAGGTTGTCCCAAATAGTCTTCGTGCTCAATAAATGTTTTAGCGTCTACTGGAATTTCTTCAAATGGATTATCTTTTAATACTTCTAAAAAATCATCAAACATCATGGACAACTGTAACCACTTCGCTTTCCCTGGCAATGCTTGAAAGTCGTCTCATGATTTCATCACGAACTTGTGGATACTCAGAAGCAACATCTTTTAATATGTTCATAAGTACTTCTTGCTTTCTTTCTATTTGTACCATTTCTTCTGCTAGTTCTTTATTTTCTAAAAGCCCTGCTTTTTGCAACATATCAATTCTTCTAGATTCAATATCCAATACCAACTTAATTCCCTGACTTTTGGCATTTAGGTTAGCACTTGTTGTTGCATCCTCAATAACCTCATAAGCCTTTGTAATTAATTTGCTATAGTGAGTATCTGCAGCAACCAGTGCTTCTTTTGCTCTAGCACGAATTGCATCATTAGCGGAAGCCATAACCTTCCACTCATTAATTAAACTAACTACCTGTTGTCTTGGTATTGCAAGTTGTTTAGATATTCTTGTAGGATCATTTCCTTTAAGATATTCTTCAACAACTTTATTTACTTGATCTAAGTGTTGTACTAAATCTTGTTCAGTTGACACTATTTTTTTCCTTATACATCTTATATAACATATTTGCCCATACGTGATGAAATGCTGTGCCGTAATGTCTGCCATCTCTTGCAACCATTGTAAATGTATCATCCTTATGGTTATTGCTATATTCGAACACCTCTTGTTCTATTTTGTTCATCGTATTTGGATCAGTAGTAATATAGTAGTTGTCTAAATTACATAAACTTAAAAATGCATCTGTTCCTCTAACATAAGAAAATATAAATAACTGTATGTTGTGAGACTTACAATATATTTCTAAAAACATTAAATATTGATATAAATATATTGATAGAGTTGAAGTAAACATTGCTAAGGTTGAATTTTGTTTTACTAAAGAATGTCTATAGTTTTCGTTCAAAGAATAAAACAAATCTATTGGATCCATTGGTCTATCTAGTTCATCAGCATTATCTGAATTTAAAGCGTAGAATCTGTTTAAATCTGGCAAGTCTAAAAATATTACATCTGGATTACCATACTTATCTATGTATTTAAAAGTGCTTGCAACAATGTCAAAAACACCTTTTCCAGGAGTACCTATGTTGTAGTATCCAGAAACCTCTTCGTCTTTTCCAATTAATTTGTGCAATAAGTATGACCAAGTTTCTTTTGTATACAATCCTTGTCCGTAGGTTACTGAACAACCATTAAAAAATATGTGCTTGCCCTTATGTTCTTTTGTAAATTCATCTGATCTAAAGCCCTGCTTGTTTGGAACAAACTCATCTTCTGGAAAATCAACCCACAACTGAGTTGTATCTAATTTTTTAGAATCTTTATATAGTCCTTCTATTAAATTATTCCACCCAGTTAACTGTCTTGCAAATGGTAGTTCTACTTTTTCATTTTGTAATAAAGCCTTATAACTTTGTTTAGAAACTTTTGAAAACTGTTTGTTCAAAGTTTCATACATATTTATTCCATCTTGTCTATCTAAAGGATGGTATTCGGCTGCTGCTGGTGTACTAAAAGCAATTTCTTTCATGTCCTCATCTGTTCTTGTTTTATCTATGTCGTGACCTTCCATTTTACACATCTCCCTTTTTATAAACTTTTGAAACCTTAAGTAAAATTAAATATCCAATTAAATCATCTAAATCATTGTCCCCATAAAACTCAGAACCTCTTGATATCCTAGACAACTTGTCATCAATTCTTATTTTTATCTGCTCATCTGAACTTGCTTTAGAAAATACTCTAATTGGATCAAGTGCAGAATCACCATATGATTTGTTTTTTTCAATAAGCATGCTCTTTATATTATCGCAAATATTAGCAATTGTATCTTGAGTTAAGTTGTTCACCTTTTTGATTTCCTTAATCTAAACTTAGCCAAATAAACGTATACTGTTTCAACACTACATCCACACTCCTTGGCAATTTCTTCTGGTGATTTTCTATCCATAAGATATCTCTTACGCATAAAAACTTCGCTACTATACATTTTACCAGAAGCCATACTATTCATCATCCTCTGTATCAATAATATCATAGTTATAGGAGTTAGAGTCTTCTGTAGTCCATTTGCTGTACCCTTCGACATCCCAAGCATTTGTATTGATCAATCTATCAATTACTAATGATTTTTTAGTAACAAATGATGGCTCGTATAAACGAACCCTATTATTTGGCTGTATAGCAAAATTACCATCATCGCGTTGAATAACATGCCCACACTTATGCTGCCCTGGGTTTTCGGAGTATCCATCATCTAGTATATTGCTATCTGGACTGTGCCAGTCTAAAGTAAACAAGTACTTTCCAAATATATTTTGTTTAGTTCTGTCTAAATATGACATCTTCATATTACTTAAATTTTCAAACTTAGTTACTGATATATGTGAACTAAAAGAATTCCAAAGAACTAAATTATACAATGGTTGTTCTGGGGTATCTGGCTTAGTACAAAAAGCATTAATTGGCATTCTCCACCAAAGGCCACCATCCTCCATCAAGAAATGAAACAACGGACTTCTTGATTTTACACTTGACACACCAAAAATTACCACAGGAAAATATTGATCATGAGAGTCTTGTTGATCTCTTAAAAAATTACCTCTAACATAACATTCTATTGGTGGAATGTTTGCATTTAACTCTGGCATTATTCCTCAATCCTCATGGCCTTGTTCCAATTGTTAATAGCCCAATGACCTATAGCACAGGCATCAGCAACATCATTATCACTTATATTTTTATCATATATAGTATTGACAAACCTTATAGTTCTTTCTTTCCTTAAATTTCTTTCATATGTTTTGTACCAAGACTCTGACTTGCCAGGGTTTTGACTTGCAATTAATATTCTTTCTTCTTTTGATATCTTCTTATTACCTATAAAGTTTTGCCATGTGATTGGTGATACTGATCCTATTGTTGATACCCCGCAAACTTTTAAAGCACCTATAATGGCACCCTGTACAAGGGCTAGATCTGCAGCAGTTTTTGGACTATTCATAAATACTGTATGCTCTATAACCACAGCATCTATATCATAAAGATCAAATAATGCCTGAGTCTTTATGCAAGCATCCCCAACCTTTTCATATGTTGTATTACCAGTAAAATTAATCTTTCCAAAAAAACCAAGTTGTTTGTTATTATAAACAGAAAAAGCCAAACTATTTGTGCTTGCATCCATTGCACAAATATTATTAGGCATAATCTCTAGGCCCCACTTATTCTTTGTCATTAATAATAATCCTCATTTTCTTTAAAGCCTTAACA